TCGATCATCGCGTCGTTGAGGTATCGCGTGAGCTTGTCGCGCCAGCTTTCCAGGGTTTGTGCGTCGGTTCCGCGGTCGAGCTGCAACAGTGCGCCCGTGAGTAGTTCTTTGAGCGTCATGCATGCGCCCTCCCTTACGAAACCTTCTTGCCGCCGCTTTTGCGGTAGGCGCGTACTCTCGCTTCGCTCTCATAGCGCACCTGCATACTCTGCGCGATCAATGTTGCGAGGCTTTGAGGAACATCCACCGGCTCTCCGGTGCGGATGCGGAAGAAGTGGCCGTTGATGCCGCCCTCCCAGTGGGATTCGCCGCTTTCCGGCTGGATCGTGATAGTCACCTTGTCCTCTTTTGCGAGGCTCTTGCCGGTCGCGGTTGCGATGCCGTCTATCTGCGCTTCGGTCATGTACTGCATGGTTTGATTCCTCCTGTTTTTATGAATGTTGAGTTTGTTTAAATTCGTATGCTTTGAGTTTGGGGAGAGCGTCTCCGCCCTCCCCGTTTGTTTACCTGCGCTTACAGGCTCACGCCGTGCTCGACGCGCACGATCCAGAGATTGTTGAGAATCTTCGCGGTGTAGGCGGCAACCTTTGCGCCGACAGTCGCGCGCTGATCCAGCGGATCGCTTGCCCCGCCGCTGCCGACGGGCTTGACGATGGTCTGCAGGCAGCCTTCGCCGTCCACGTCGATGATGCCGTACGAATCCGCGCCGAATACGAGCGTCGCGTGGATGTCCGTACCCCTTTTCGTGGCGCCGTCGATGATGCCCGCGTCCTCACTGTAGACAACCGTGCCTGCGGCAATCGCGCTCGCGACCGTCGCGCTGAGGGTGACGGTCTTCGCGGCTGCGTCTGCGGAAGAGACGGTGTATTCCGTCGAACCGATCTTGATCTTCGCGCCTGCGACGAGATACAGCGCCGCGGATTCCGGCATGTCCGCCAGCGTGACGACCGCGCTACCCGCCGTGTGCGCGGAAACGGTCGTGTGCACGCTCTGGCTGAACACCTTGGCTTCGGTGCTTTCGACAAAGACCACGCCGAAGAGCCTGCCGATTTCGCCGGAGTAGATCTGCTCCATATCGGAATATTTCGAGACGTCCTGCCAGAGCGCGTCGCTCTGCAGGTCGTAGGTCGCGTCCGGCGAGCAGATGCAGACGAAGTGGGGTTTACGCACCGAGCCGCCGTCGACGTTGTTGAACATGCGCGCTTTTGCTTTCTTCAGCGAGCGCACTGCCTTGCGGATCTCGGTGACGGTGAGCTTGTCGCCCGCTTCGAGCGAGAGACGGTTGGTCTTGCCGTTTGCGTACTGGACGTTGGTGCCAGCGCACATCGCGTCGCGGGTGATCCATTCGACGACGGTGCCGAGCTGCTCGCCGAGCAGTTCCGTGCTCTCCGTGAGGACGGGATCAAAGCTGGTCAGGTCTAACAGATCGCTGACCTCGACATACGCGCCGTACTGCTTAACCTCGGCCTCGATCTTGCTCTGCGCGAGGCTCTGGCCTGCCGGGGTCACGCCCTCTTCGAGAACCAGCGCGTTTGCGTCCGGCGTGAAGAGTTCATAGCGGCGGAATTCGACCCGCTTGCCGCTGTTTCGGGGGATGCTGCGTTTCTGACCGTAGTTTGCGTGCACGAGGCGCGTCTTCGCGATCTCGAGCAGCGCCTTGTCATAGAACGTCTTGTTGCTGAAGGTCGTGGATGCGGTGTTTACAGTAGTGTTGCTGTTGCTCATATTGTTTTCCTCCCTGACTTAGAGTCTGGTTTTGCCGCCGTCGCGGGCGGTACTCTTCATCTGCTGCATGAGTGCGCGAAATGCTTCCGAACTCATTCCGTGATAGTTGGTAGAGGCCGGTGCTGCGCCGCCGCCGCGCGTGCTCTTTGGCAGCGCGTTGCGTTCGCGAACACGGGCGCTGACGCGCTCCATGGCGCTGTTTTCCGCCTCTTCTGCGCGCTGTTCCGCGGCATAGATGCGAATGCCCGCCTCCGCGCCGTATTCGCGCATCAGCTCAGCGAGTTCCGGGTCTTTCGTTGCCGACTCAAGGTCGAAACCTTCCGGCAGCTTGCCCTTCTGTACCAGCGCGGAGATCTCGTCCACCAGCGCGTCAAACTCCGGGTCGTTCCCCGCGTCATTTGCCGCAAAGCAGTTGGCTGCGGGGTTCATCCGCTGCTGCATCATGTTTTTCATGGGTTTCATGCGTTCCTCCCTGTTGCTCCCGTCATCTGCGGGAGAGCTTGTTGCTGTTGTTTCGCGAGCGCTTCCGCTTTCTCGCTCTGTTCCTTGAGCTGCTTGAGCAGCTGATCCTTGCCCTCGAATACCATGAGTTCCACGGCCTGCGCGGGCGTCATCATGCCGCTTCGCAGCATCTGCAACGCCAGCTCATTCTGGCTCATCGCGGAATACTTGGTCTCCTGCTGCGCTTTGACTGAAATGTAGAACTCAATCGGCAGCACGACATTGCCCGGCGCTTTTCGCACCAGCATCGCGCTCTCGAAAGTTCGTTCCTTCATCTCGCCGCCAACGGTCACGTTGACGCGGCGCGTAAAGAAGTTGAACTCGCGCTCGACTTCGATCTCGAGCCGCACCGCATCGCGGAAGCTCTCGTGCAGGAGCCGCGCCATCATCCGTGCGCGCTTGTTGCTCATCTCCTGCATGGCGGCGATGGCAGTCGCTGCCGTGATGCCGCCGGAGGAGGTGCCGCGCGAAAAATCGTTCGCACCGCTCTCCTGCTTGATGCTCTCGCGGATGCTGTCGATGTAACCGATGATGTAGGCCGGCAGCGGCGGCGTGGAAAACCACGTCACTCCGCTGAGGCTTTCGCCTCGGTGCACCTCTCTGCTCCAGTCGCGCAGGTCTTCCGTGTCAAATCCGCTGGCTTCGGTGACGAGGAGCTTGTTGTGGCTCGCCATCAGCGCGTTTTTCAGCACGATCTGGTCGAGCTTGTCCGCGTACCGCTGCTGCGTTTCAAACATGTCCACGAGACCTAAGCCGAGGCAGGAACCCTTTCGTACGAACATCGGCGTAATCTGAAACGGATACATGCCGTGTTCAAACAATCCGTCGGGTTTCGTGTCCCTGCTGTCGGAGAGCACCTGGTTACCCGCGATCTGCGCCATGTGGATGCTGGATCGTTCCGTCTCCGCGTCGTAGTCCCGCCACCAGTATTCGAGGAAGAGCATCGCTCCGTTGCGGTCGCCGTGGAGAATGCCATCCTCCACCGCGTCTGGCGTGCCGAATGCGTCCGCCGTCAAAAACGGCGCGGCTTTCGGGAAGCGGGACTGGATGTATTCGCGCGTTTTGAGTGAGATCTTGAAGACCGCTCGGCTCTCCTGCGCATCTGTCGCCAGCGGATCAAAGAGAATGCATCTCGCGTCCACGTGGCGGATAAACGCGCCGCCAAGCCCTGCGTTGAGCGTGTTGTCGTAGCCGACCTCCTGCACGCAGTAGCCGCCGACCAGTAGGTCGTGAACGAGCTTGCGGTACTCCTTGACGTAGCCGTCCGCGTCGTGGTTCTGGCGGATGATGGCTTCGATGACCCGCGCCACCTCCGAGTCCTTTGGGCTTTCGGGCAGGATGACCGCCTCCGGCACGCGATCCAAGAGCTCCGCTTTGATATTCTCGACCGTGCTCTGGATAATCGGCGTCACGGGTCTCGGCTCGTTGCGGTCAAGCATCGGCACATCGTGCCAGTGATCGCCGCGATACATCCGCTCGCAGTTCTCCAGCCGCTGCCATTCGGAGACATACGCACCGCGAAACTCCCGGAAGAGTCCGTACGCCTTCTCGCAGAGCGCGCGCTTTGCCTGCCCTTGATCTGTTCCTTTCATGTTGTTTCCTCCTTGGGGTTTCCCCGTTTACAATCTGGTGAATCCGTCCGCATGCGGCTCTCCGGATGCAAACGGGTCATAGGCGCGCGCCGTCTTCTTCTTTGGCTCGCTTGCGGCGGATGGCCTCGACATCAGCCCGTAGCGCAGCGCTTCCGGCGCGTGATCCTCACAGCGGGAGCTGACGTCCTCGACAAAATGCTCGTCGAATGTCAGCGCGGGCAGTGTGCGGATCAGGTTCTCGCAATTGCGGAATACCATTAACCTCGGCTGCCCGTCGTCCCCGCTGCTGAGGTGTTCGCGGACGCGCTGCCAGCCGGGGATTCTGGCGTTGTCCGCGCGGATGAGCGGCACGCCGCCGTGGGCGAACACCTCCGCGATGCTCATGCCGCCGATGTCCCCGGAGGCAGTCATGCCGCGGGCTTGCCATGCGTCCGGGGAGGCGACGGTGTATGCGATCTTCTCTTCTCCCGTCAACAGACGGATGCGCCGTGCTGTCTCGCTGGAGAGCACCTGACGCTCATAGTATTCGCGATACGCATACACCCGCCCCTCGGGCGAAACAGCAAACCAGAGCACCGCGCAGGGATCGTTGTAACCCCAGTCCATGGCACGAAATCTGCGCCACGATTTCGGGATTTCAAACGGCTCAATCACGTGCCGGTCCCTCGAAAACTCGCCGAAGTACTGCCCCGCCAGCACGTCCCAGTCCCCGTCCAGGTGGGCGC